GGGTAATGCACGCGTCAAACGTACACGACGGAGAGCACAAATCTCCTAGGGTGCGTGGGTCGGACGTGCGCAAAGGGAATGGAGCCCGCCTCACTCGAAAGCAAGGTCGAGCTGCCACAGCCAGTGGCAAGAAGACCATGCGTCGTAAACCCAAAAGGGTCTCCAACACACGAACTACACCCAACCGCACGGGTGCTAGTAGCCGAAACCACCAGCAACCGCAACAGCAACCTTCGCCCCGAAGGGGTCCAGCTGATGCGCCGCCACCGCCCCCCCCGAGGGAGGAGCAGAAGACGACCAGTCGGGAGCCGTCCACGGACCACAAGAAGAAAACGGAGAAATTCCGTATGACCCTTGTACTCTCGCAGTTCATCAAACTCATCAGGTTCCAGATAGCCAAGCAAGGTGGTCAAAGACCACACATGCCGGGCCAACTGTTGCCCAAGAGCGTCAGGGTATGCGTTGACCCAGACAAGATGATTAAGAAGGACAGGTTTGATCATGTCTCCAGATTATGGTTGGTAACGTTCACAGCGCTCTCGCTGAGCCTAAGTCAGGTGAATGAGGGCTTCAAGGTCCAAGACCTCCCGGGCAATCCGCATAAGCGAAAAGCCCTCGAAGGTCTGTGGGCACTCGGAGAATTCATCCTCTTGACGGGATTCCGCCAAGGCCCATATGCACTCGGGAAGTGCATCAAACAGTGGGCAACAGAGGCTCAAGCCCTTGCAGCGGGAGCGCAGAAGCGAGAACAGAAGGTGGGCTATGCCCCACCATTCCGGTCGTTCATTCGTGGAGCACTCGAAAGTGAGTGGACCCGAGAAAACGCCTGGGTGTTCGCAAATGTCGGACGATCCATACCACCCCCTCCCAAGGACCTCGGGAAGGAGCAGGACGAGCTGTCAGACTGGGCAGAACGGATGTTCCACCGCGGCGAACCAACCAGCACCGATCTTCTCGGAGAACTTCGAGACTGGGTCACTACCCGAATCAAGAAGCTCCTGACACCACGGTCCGGGGCAGACGACTGGGAGTCGGCCGCCCTTGCCAAAGGGCTCGGACCGGTGGCTTTGAACGGTTCCGCTTCGTTGGAACGGTCTCGCGCTAAAGGAGGCGTATACTCGTACTATCTCGAGCGTGCATTCTCTCTCAAAGGCGGGAAGTTTGACTTCCCTGCTCCGGCAGTGCCACAGCATCCCAGTGTCAAAGCCACACAAACCACCCAAAGTGATGGTAAAGTGCGTGGCAATTTCCTTGGGAGCCCACACGCGGACCCAGCCGGCTGGCTGGGTGCACACGGGGGAGAGGATAGGGACGGAAAGAATACCGTACCCAAAGAAGCACCTCGTCATGTACGTAGGATCCTACTTGAATCGGTGGTAACCGAACTCGTA